AACTAACTCTGTAAATTTCATTTGCCATTTTTATCTTTGTTTTCTGTTTTTTCTAAAAAGATTTGTAATTTTACCAAATTGGTAACTTTTGGTTTATAATTAGAGTACCCAGCCATTAAATAAATCGTTTTTATCTGGATATACATCCTCGTTATTATTAGTTTGATACTCTGGAAATAAACTTGTGTTAAAAGACATATAATCTATAAATCTTCTAGTGTAGTATTCCGCAAAGTTTCTTGACTTGTTTACTAAATAATCAACTTCTTCTTTTGATACACTTTCTGAATTTTCAGATGTATGTTTGCTTATTCCACCATTCTTAATCTGATACGCTGCAAATGGTAAATACTGCATCATAGCGTAATGAATTAACATAGGTTGTACATAATCTTCAACTAAAGATAAATAGTTTCCAGACAAAGTTCCTGCTACAATATCTGCACTTATTTTGTTGTATAAATCAGTACCTAAATAGTTTTGGATATCGATTTGTTGTGCTATCTTAATAAATTGCAATAGCTTATCTGTATCTACATTACCATCTAAAATGGTATTCTTAACTAAATCTGTTCTTGAAATGAATAATGCTGTTGCCATATTATATTACTTTATTTACAAATCCACTATTAGGCATATCAGTTGGTCGCATTGCAACTTCTTTTGCATTTACTTCTGGTTTAAAACCATCCTTTATAGCTTGATTTACACTTACTTCCGCGTTAGGGTTTCCAATACTAGGTTTTATATTAACACCTTTAGCCATATAAGTTTTACGCATCCAAAAATGATGACAAGAACCTCCGCCTTTATATAACCAAATATCGTAAGTATCAGCACCATTTAAACCCCAACCAGCGTTTACTGCTCTTTGGCTCATTGATTGTATATCCTCTTTACGATATATTTTTTTAGCTGCTACCATTTTTTTGCAGAAATCTCTTGATTCTGTTTTTGTACCCTCATCATTTTTATTAATCGTTAAAGGTGCATATTGGTATCTTACTTTAAACTGAACCCCCTCTTTGTTTGTGCCATCTTGCTCACTATTAGCATTTGGTCTTGCAGTTCCAGTTGTAGCAAAGTTCCATATTTTAGATAGTAAACTTTGTTTTTTAGAGTTTAATTCTTTTATTTGATTATCCAATTCATCTTCTAAATCGTAATCAACTTTTCTTTCATCAATCAATTCCCATTCAGTCAAATCCTCATCTTCTCCAAATTCTTCTAAAGCAGATAAATTAACTTGACTACTCATCTTAACACCAGTTTCTTCTTCTCTAGTTTCAGAATCAACTACATTATCCAACTCTGTAAACTCTAGTGGCTGTAAGGTCTTAAAATATAGATTTAAACTAATATCATTAAAAGCTAGTATTTCATCAAAAGCATTGATTAAAAGTGTCTGAAATGGTCTTATAACGGTGTTATCCATTAATATAGATGCAGTCTTTAACTCATCCGCATTATTACCCAATCCACTTGAATCTTTTACACCTAAAAGCATAGGAGATACAACTCTGTGAGCGACCATAATTTTACGCATACTTTCATCAGATAAAAACTGATATTGATTATGCGCATCACTTAATTGAATAGGCTCTATTGTAGCAGCAGTTGCAGCATCATCGTTAAAAGATAAAATGAACTTTCCACTATTAGAACTTCCACTAAACTTTTGATAAATTCTATTTTCTATTAATTGTCTTTGCTCTGGGTCTGGAGTTCCGTTATTAAAGTTAATTAACATACTTGGCGCAAGACCATTCATAATGTTATTTAAATGATAGTTAGAAATCTCCTCCTCTAATTCTGCATATTGCAAACCACCTTGATAATCAACTGGAGAATAATATTTAAATCCAGCTTTATAAGGTTTAATGTAATATATCTGAATAGGTGCATTACCATATCCATACGCTTCTATTCTTACAAGTTTATCACTCTTTTTATAATTAGACCAATCTGGATGCATATAATATGCTTCAATTTCTCCTTTTTCATTACACTTTTCAGCACGTAAAGTTTCAACTGGTATATGCTCAACTCTTGCAATACTTTTTCTGTCTTTGGAATAAATAACTTGCATAGCACAATTACCCATTAACTTTAAATCAGATGATAATCTTCTTACACAATCATCGTGAAATAAGGTAATCATTTTAGCATAAGCCTCTGGCTTTCTTGCAGAATCAGTTGCATCTAATCCTTTTCCAAATATCATTTCAGACATACCATTGATAATAGCGTTATTTGTAGCACTACCATTATATCTGTCAATTAGAAACTGAAAATAATTGTTATCATCTCCATAAGCAACAAAGTTATCTGTTTTTGTTTCAGTAATCTTTGGACTTGTGTATGTAGATAAATTTAAAACTCTTAATTCGTTCATATTATAAAATTATAAAATCGTTGTTACCAGATTTACTTACATATTCATCCTTATTTACAGAATAGTAATTGTTTGTATCTTGGTCTATTGTTTGGTCTGTACAAAATATTTTATCTAAATAGATAATATCACTACCAGATAAAATTGTTAAATCGTAAAAATGCCCCTCTACTAAACTAAAAGCATAAGAAATAACCATATAATCTTTATCTGTTGTAGTAGATACAGTTGCTGTTGTAACCTCGTTTGTACTGTCATCTCTTAACTTTAAAGTAACAGTTGAAACGTATTCTCTAGGAATTATTTTTAAGGTTTGGTCACTAGTAGATGTCGTTAATACTTTCATACTTATATATAGTCAATACTTTTATTTTTTGTATATAAAAAAAAGGGTATGAATTAACATACCCCTTTAAAACCAATTCAGAAAAAGAATTATGCAGTTGGGTCTATCTGTGTAGCAGATACATCAGCAGTAATAACCGCAGGAGTTACAAAATAAGGAGGTGCAGTTTCTTGAGCAACAATTGTCAAAGAATATCCACTTAAATCTCCCATAGCAGCACCAGTAGCAATTGAACCACCAGTTACTTCTGCTCCGTGTTCCAAACCTACTAAAAAGTAGTTCCCATTGTAATCTTCAATAGCAACGTGAGGTCTTGCGTGAGTTATTAATTTCAACTGTTCTTGAGTTGCCTTATCTTGGAAAGTTAAAGACATTGTAACTGTACTTTCATAAAAAGTAGTTCCGTTTTCTCTTGAAGAGTTAATTGCGGTTTCTAAAGATGAAGCACCTTTTACTTCAAATTTAAACCAATCTGGAGTTCCTGCAAAAGCAGTAATTTCTCCAGCAACGATTGTAGCAGCACCTAAATCTCCATAGTCAGCAAAGAAAATATTCTTAATACCACCTACTGCTGATTTACAAGGTACTTTTCTACCAGATGTTAATGAACAAGCCATAGTTATATATTTTTTTTAAATAAAAAAGGGTAGGCTATTTTACCCACCCTTTTAAATGATTAATAATTAATGATTAAGAATAAAATACGATATCAGAACCGAATACGTGTTGAACACCAGCAGTAAATCTCATAACTACTCTTACATTTTGTGAACCATCGATATCTGACATATCAATTACTTTCACTTCGTTTTGGTCGCTTAAGATACCAGTTCCAAAATATAAGTTAGATTTTTGAGCTAAAATCATTTTGTTAGATGCCAATCCTTTTGCTACGAAAATGTTAATTCCTTCAAAAGATAATCCACCACCATTGTACCATTGTGTTCCTTTGTTGTCAACACCATTAGCACCGATTGTAGCAGCAAATCCACCTAAAGCACGAATGTACGCTTGAGCAACATTTTGAGAAACATAAAGAGTTAAATCTTCTTGTCCTAAAATTGCAGGAGCATTAGCAACGGCTGAATCAACAACTTTACCCATTTCAGCAATTACATTTGCAGAAGTTACAGTAGTTCCTACAACATCGTTTACAGTAGCATCAGCAGTCAATTTTACAGTAAATCCATCAAATTGTCCACTTGTAGCGGTTGAACCAGCCCAGATGTTTTTCTCTGTTCTATCAGCAACTTTAGAAGCTACGTGAGCAATAACGAATTCAGCAAAACTTGGTGCTAAATTATCAAATGCAGAATAACCCATTTGAGCAGCTTCCCAAGATGCGTGTAAGTCTTTTTTACATAACTGTAAGTTTACTTGAAATTCTTCTGGAATTAAGATAGCTTCTGTTAATGTTAAAGTACCAGCATCAGTTACGAAATCACAAGATGCATCTTTTACGATATCATCAGTTGCTCCTTTTTGAATAACACTTTTAAATTTTACGTTTGGCAAGATTGAAATTGCCCCAGCATCTAAAGTAGAAGCTGATAATAATGCAGCAGCGATATACTTACCGCTAAATTCACCTGCATAAGTTGTAGTTAAAGATACACTCATTTTTTTTGATTTTTAATTTTAGTTATTGTTTTTTTTA